AATCATTACCTTGTCCTGGTTTATTTTGTGTGCTTCGCCTTGATTGCTGGTGCAGCATTTGCTATGATGTGGGGGAATTTGCAATCGATCAACGATCTGATGGATAAACCCACACCACCAAAGCATCCAGAGGCACCTGAACCAGGAGACGAGGTAATGTATGTCGATGTCTCCAAGATGAATAGCAGAGAGTTCCAACATAAGAAAGACTGGTTGGAAAATTTGTACAATGACTCAGACGAGTGATATAGGAGAACCAAATGGTTGGAAACCTAGAACCAGAGGACAATGTTCTCTCAGAATGGTTCGCAAACACTGAAGTGATGTATCTAGAAGATCTTTACAGATCTCCAAAAAAGGAGTATAATGACGACAATCGAAGGAAAACTGACGTTGAGTGAATCCTCTTTTAAAAATTATTCTCTTGAGCAATTAAAGTCTTGGCTTCATGATACCATGGACCAAGACACCATTAGTGCCCAAGAAATTTATGATGTGATTATGTCTGTTCTCACAGAGGATATTGACTATCACACTAGGCAACTAGATCGTCGTCAAAAATTTCTTTCCTTGCTTAAAGATGTCCAACCACAAAGTGGTAATGTCACAGAAGCTACACCTGTAGACTGGAAAGACTTCTGGTATTCTCCTGAAGAGTCAGGGACTTTGGATATTAGTAACTTCTACACCTGCGATATCTAAATCGAAAACACAACTTTAATTTCAAGAATCTGGGAAAAATTTTTCCCAGATTTTTTTGTGTGAAAGGGTTGATTGCATAAAGATCTAAATAATACAGACTCATAAATAAACGATTTTGAATGGCTAGTATATTCAAGCCGAAAAGAAGTAATGTTGTAGGTCGTGTCCCCACCGCAGCCGATCTGGTTGAAGGTGAAATTGGTATTAATATACCAGATTCGAAAATCTATATTAACACTGGTGGTGTCGTCAGTGTCGTCGCTGACTCTGCTGCTGGTGGAGCAGGGTATCAGCTTCTGACTATTGATGATAATGGAGACCTACTTCAAGCAAACAAGAGATACACCATTGATTCTAGTGGTGGACCTCTGAACTTTACTATGCCAACAGCACTTTTGACACCAGGAACATTCCTTGAATTTGTGGACCTCACTGGATACTGGAATATAAATACTGTTACTATTAATAATGCTGGTATTGGTTTATATGATGCGCTAGGAAATTTGGATGAGTTTCCACTTTACCTTGACCTGGCTTATGGTGGATTGAAAATTGTATATGATGGCACAAACTGGAGAATGGTATCGGTAACGTAAATGGCACTCTCACAAAGCGGATCATATCAAGGAGACATCAGTAGGTCTAATAGCTATTGGGTGTACGCTCTAAGAAGAGACGGTGAGGGAATGCTTTACCTTACCAAAGTTGCTAGTGCATCTACTGAAACTGGCGTTGATGTTGGTATCAGAAGTGATGGAACTCAGGTCCCTGAGTTCGGTGACTACGAAGATTACGTCTTGGAAACTACTCCAGAGAAGGAATACTCCAATCACCCACAAGATAAATATCAACAGTTCCGATTTGACAGTCGCAACTTAAATTACTATATCGATGATGATGGTTACTTTGTATTAAAAGTAACTGGTATCCACACTTACTCTGGACCTGTATAACGAGAACCAACAATGGCTGAATTTAGACTTGGCAGACTTAAGTTTAACTGGAGAGGAGACTGGACTGTCTCTACCGCATATGTTATTGACGATGTAGCTCAAATCGGCGGTAACGTATATGTCTGCGTAATTAACCACACGTCAGCGGGGACTGCTGATGATTGGTACTCTACGGACTTCAACATCGGTAGTCCAAGATGGCAACTTATGGTGCCTGGTGTAGACAGTGTTGGTATCTTTACTAGCGGTCAATACTACGGTCCCAACGATGTCGTTGCTTACGGTGGTGTTCTCTATAGAGTTCTTACACCACACGTTGGGTCTGCCTTTACTAATTCATATTTCACTCCCTATGTTGAAGGGTTTGGTAATGTCCAATCTTTCAGCACAACAACATCTTATAAGTTAAGAGACGTTATAAGCTATAGTGGTAATGCATATCTTGCTGCTACTAGTGGTATTGGTGCTACAACTCAGACACCTAACGAGAGACCAGAAGAGTTTGATCTCCTCGTAAGCGGACTTTCTACCACTGGTATTGGAACTTGGAATTCATTAGGTTTACAAGGTCCTGCTGGATATCAACCATATCCTCAAGGTTCTGTTGTTACTTTCGGTGGTAATACCTTTGTTGCTATTGCTGCTTCTGTGCCCATTGGTGTAAAACCAGAGGGTGATAGCAGCTTCATTGGTACATCTACAGATAACTGGGCTGTCATTTCAAATGGTCTCAGAAACGCTGGCACTTGGGACGCTGGAACAACTTACTATAGAAATGAAGTTGTAACCTATAGCAGTTCTTCTTACATTGGTATTGTCACAGAGTCTCAAGGTGCTCAACCCGATTCAAGTCCTGCCGAATGGCAACAGCTTGCTGCTGGTGCTGGTTCTGCTACCCTGATTGATAGAGGTGATTTACTCACTAGAAGTGCTAGTGCTCCTACCAGAATCGGTATCGGATCAACTGGCATGGTCCTCAAGAGTAGTGGTCTGGACCCTCTGTGGGATTACTTTGGTAATCAAAAAGACAACTATTATGTCGGACAAAACGGTAGTGACACAGAGGGTGACGGAAAAACCCTTGAGACTGCGTGGAGAACTATCGGATTTGCTCTGACTAATGTAACTGCTCCTGCTTCTATTAACGTATTTGCAGGAACTTATGCAGAAAACCTGCCAATGGTAGTTGGTGAGGGTATTGATATTCTTGGTGTTTCTCAAAGACAGGTGTTCATTCAACCAGCAAACGCTGGTATGGGAACAACCACAATGTTCTTCATGGGTAACAACACTCAAGTTAAGGATGTAACTGTTCGTGGTCTTTGTGGTTACGCAAAAACTAACTCTGCCAGCGACTCTATCCTAGGTGTAGTACCTGGTGAGGTTGGTTGCTACTTCATGTTGGATCCAAACTCATCTATTGTTACGAAGTCTCCATATATTAGTGACGTATCTGCCTTCTCAGGACCATCTATTAGTGCGAGGGTAGGATTCCCAGCCAACCCAGGATCTGCTATTGGTGCCTATATTGATGGCGCTATTCACGCTGGATTTGGTGCCACTGTTGGTAACCAGTCTATGGTTATGGATGCATATACTCAAGTCAATGACGAGGGTATTGGTATTTGGGTTGATAATAATGCTAAAGCAGAAATTGTATCCGTCTTCACATACTTCTGTGACTTTGGATATGTTGCCATGGATGGTGGAGTTATCCGTGCTTTAAACGGTAATAACTCTTATGGTCAATATGCTCTGTCCGCATTCGGAACTTCACCATTGGAAACTCCTGTTGGTGGTCACCTTCAGGGTCAGAGGATGAATATTGCACCAACCACTTTGACTGGTGGTATTTCTATCGGACAGACTATTACTGGTGAGACATCTGGTGCTGTTGGATATGTCCTTAATGACCAGACTGCTGCTGATCCCCCATTCCTGCTGTTTGAATATGATTATCTTGGATATGGTGTAAGCGACTTTGCTGCTAGTGAGATGGTCACATTTGGACCTGTTGGTTCTGGTGAGACAGCACTCCTTACAGCAACTGAGCAAATCGAAGGTCTAAACGGATTCCTCTTCCCACTTGCTGGACTTAACACTGAACCAAGAGCTAGAGGTGTTATTCAGTTTAGTGACGAACGTTATAGTGGTCTCGGTTCTGAAGGTAAGACTACATATGGTTATGGTCTTACTGCTGTAACTGGAGTCGGCACCGATCCCAATGGTTACACACTCTCTGCTGTAACCAATTATGTCGAAGGAACATTCGGTGTTGTTGGCACTTACAATACAACTCAAATAGCACTGGGTGCTAACGGAAGTTACACTGGTGTTGCTGCTACTACAAACGGTGGTGGTCTGAATGCAGTATTCACTGTTGGTGTTGGTGCTACTGGTTATGTCGAGAGTATCGTACCTACAACAGAAGGAACTGGATATGAAGAAGGTGAAATGCTCACCTTTGACGGTTCGAACATTGGCGGTCTTTCTGGTGCTGCTGTTACATTTGCAGTCTATCCAAGATCTGGAACCGCACTTCTGAGACTTTCTGAAGAGAAGACAATTGAAGCTGCCGACAAGCAGAAGATTACAATTCTCTATGACTATTCACAGGTTCGTGTAACGGGTCATGACTTCCTTGACATTGGTATTGGTGGCACTGTTGCTTCTAGATATCCTCTGAAGCCACTGACTCAACCAATCGAAGGTAATCAGATTACCGAGACTGCACCTGCTCGTATCTTCTTCGTAACCTCTGACCAAGATGGTAACTTCAGAGTTGGTAACTACTTCCGAGTAGACCAGGCAACTGGTAGTGCTACCCTGAATGCTTCTGCCTTCAACCTGTCTGGTCTGACTGAACTGAGACTGGGTTCTCTGGGTGGTCAAATTGGTGTTGCGATTAACGAATTCTCTGCTGACGGAACTCTTTCGGGTAACAGTGACACTGCTGTTCCCACCGAGAAAGCAGTTAAGACTTACGTTGATGGTAAGATCGGTGACACCAGACCATTCGCTTGGTGGATCAGGAACTGATCCCCCAGATGAACATAACTATAAATAAATACTAGTAATCCGACCAATAAAGATTGGAGAAATTAAGACATGGCTAATGGAGTCTTGGGTAGGGTATCACTTGCCTCTACAACTTTAACTACTGTATATACTGTTCCTGTTAGTACTTTGGCATACGTCAATATTAACGTTGCAAATAGAACTGCTTCTAATGCTGCTGTTCGAATTGCACTGGCACAGACTGCTGGTTCCCCAAGTGATGCAGAGTATATTGAGTATGATTCCTTTGTTGCTCCAAACGGCGTTATTGAAAGAACTGGTTTGGTCATTGATGCTGGATGGAGCGTTGTTGCTTTTTCCGATAAAGCAAACGTAAGTGTTCAAACTTACGGCATTGAACAAACGTCCTGATTATACATAGTGTAAACCACCCCAAAGATCGAAGGAGTCCTAAAAAACAATGGCACGTTTTATTAACCAAGGTTTCACCCTTACAAGCCAAGTAGTAGGTGTCACCACTGACTACACCACAGCCGCAGGTGAAGTTCTGCTTGTAGATACTACAGCAGGTTCTATTACTGTTACTCTTCCCGATGACCCCGCTATCGGTGACAGAGTTCAGTTTGTTGATGCTGCAGGGCAGTTCGGTGCTTACAACTGCGTTGTATCTGTATCTAACACAAATACATATAAGATTGCTAACCTCAACGAAACTTTGAACCTCAATGTTCCAAACCAACCATTGGAACTCATGTGGTCTGGTAGCACTTATGGATGGGTTCTGCTGAACACCTGATCTAAAAATATCGAGGGACACTAATGTCTAATTTACGAGACTTAATTCATTACGCAGACTTAGAAGAGTTTGAGTCCATCGTTGGTGCCGCTTCTAGCACATGTGCTCATTACAACATGGGTTCGAACTATCTTCAGTGGAAGAAGTATGGTGGTGGTAATAGCGGTGCTGGTTCCAGGAACTGCTATAGCAGTTGTCATTACTGGAGGGCTCCAAAGGGAACTAAATTCATTAGATTCGACATCTGGGGTGCTGGAGGATCTGGTGGTGGTGCTCACTGCTGCTCATTTGGTATGCCAGGAGGTTCTGCAGCATGGACTTATAAGATACTGTGCTGTAGAGAGTATGGTGACCTGAGTGGTTGTCCTTATGACTTCCAAATTGCGGAACCATCTTGTATTGTTTCTGGTGGTAATGAGGGTTTTGAAGGTTGTAAAACCTTCGTTAGAGGTTACGGACTCTGTAATTTCTGTGCAGACGGTGGTAGTAATGGATACTCCTGCTGTACTCACAACGGTTCTTGGTATGTTTGTGGCAACTTAGATTATTCCACTCAGAGACACTCTCAAGCGGGTGGTGGTGCTCATAATGGGCCTGCAACTTGGAACATGATCGAGTGTGGACCAATGACTCCAAATTGTGGATTTGGATACTTCGGTTCTGCTGCTAATCCCACTGGTGGTACTTGGAGATATAGTATGCCAGGCTCTGGCACTGGATATGGTAAAAATAATAATGAAAACAAGAACCTCTGTTCTTGGGACTTCTTTGATGACGGATACTACAACCAAAAGTATGGTGTAGGATACGGTAATACTTTTGGTTCTAGCTGCCAGAGAATCAATCAAAATATGTACAACTTCACACCTTGCTATGGTGGCACGATGTGGAGAGGTCGTGCTGCTTATAATTGTGCTCAGTGGTACGGTGGAGACGGTGGTTCCCATGGTCTTCCTGGAATGATTGGTTCACCATGTAACCAGTCTCCTGGTGACTTCTGTATGACCAGACAATATACACCCTATCCTGGTGGTATTGTCAATGATCGTGGTGGATATGTTCTCTCAAGAAACTACAGTAACTCTTGCTTGTCAGAGCATATGTGTTACACTTATCCATTGGCTCTTGGTGCTTCTCAGGGTTGGTCGGAAGATACCAACAATATGATCCCTGGAATGGGTGGAAACTCTTCTATGGTTTACGGTGGTACATGTAGGTGTGGTTCACCAGGTGCTGCTGGTGCCGTAATTGTTACATACTACACCTAAGGGAGGAACAATAAAATGTCAGCTATGCAAGGATCTCAATACAACGGAAGGAGTTGTAACACTAATTACACTGGTGTTGGTGGTAGAAAAACATCAAAACATAATGATCTGAGGACGCTTCTTGATACAGAAAACTCTTTCTGTCTCATGAATCTTGCCAACGGTTGCTGTAACACTCACTGGGGACACGGTAACTGGGGTGGTCAACCCATGAAGGGTTACTCACAAATGTATGCTGGTCACTGTAGAAGTGACAGATGTGATAGTTCACATGCTTGGAGTGGATACTACCAGTGGAGATACTGGTTCTGTGCTCCTCCTGGAACAACAAATATCACCTTCGAACTTTGGGGTGGTGGTGGATCTGGTGCTAGAGCTTGTTGCTGCCAGCAAGGCAGCCCTGGTGGTGCTGGTGCTTACGCTATCAAGACTTTGTGTGCTCAGTGTAACCCTGCTACTGGACTTCCATTCGAGGGTGGAACCTTCGGTGGAATGTGTTGGGAAATGTTCGTTGGTCCTCCTACCTGCGAAGGTGGGTGCTGTAAAGGTAACGTCGGATGTAAGTCCTATGTAACTGGTTGTGGTCTAAGTGGATTCTGTGCCGATGGTGGTATGCCTGGTAAGACATGCTGTTACGCCTTCTACTGCGGTCGTTGCTGTGATAACGACAATGGAAACTACGGTGCTAAGGGTGCTCAAGAAACCAACTGCTTGAATGAGTATCGTCCCTGCTATCCAATGGCTTGCAGTGGCATGTATACTTTCCACCCCTGCGAATCGACTTATACTTGTGACTGTGCTTGCTACTATGGTGCTGACTGGGGTGTTCCTGGTAGGTTAGGTTGGTTTAGATCTGATTGTTGTGAAAATAATTGCTTCACTAAGATCGGTCTTGCTTCTCCTGGTGGACTGCTTACTAGATGCACTAAGTATTCTCTTGGTAGACAAATGGGTAATTCCTGCAACTCTCAAAATATGCACTGTACCTATGGAGAAGATGTAGGTTGGTGTCAGTACGGTCAAGCAATCGGTAGAGGTGGTGCCTCTGCTACTGCCTGTGGTGGTCCTTCCTGTGATGGACGGTGTGGAACTGGTGGATTCATCAGAGTTACATACTGGTAATCATTGATAAATACTAGCAAATAAGGTTATCTGGAATGTCTAATCTTAGATCTTTATTAGGAACTCAAAGTACATCGGTTACTGGAATCTATTCTGGTGGTGTCGGTAGACTGAGACCTGGACAAACATATTATTTCTATCAAGCATGGCCATGCCAAACTTGTGATAGTATTGAGTGTACCAGGTGTCATGACGGCAACAGTACAGATGCCAGAGGAAGAACAGGTGTAAACTGTTGGATTGAAACACAGCACTATAATGCTTATATTATGTGTTGCTGGAAACCTCCTTATGGTACGACCAGAATTGACTTTGAACTCTGGGGTGCTGGAGGTGGTGGTGCCACCGCTTGCTGCTGCTCTCACGGTGTTCCTGGTGGTGCTGGTGCATATTCCAGAATGACCGTTAGATCTGGACTTGGTTCGGTTACCGCTGGTATTGGTTCTGACTGGAATTATACAATCTATTGGGCACCCAGAACATGTAATGGTGGAACCTGTGGTGGTCCTACCTGTGACCAGAATCCAAGACCCTATTCCTATGGTGCTTGCCAAGCTGGTGACATTCCTGGCATCACCACTGAGAGAGGTCCTGTTCAGGGTGTCGGTGGCATGACTGGTTATGCTGGTTCTGACTCCTGGGCTGTTGGTTGCGGACTTGAGAACTTCTGTGCTCAGGGTGGAGTCCCTGGTTGTGCTTTCTGTTATATGGAGTTTGGACACTTCATTACAGGATTTAACTCTCACATGGTAGGTTCGGCTACCACGATTACTGGTCCTGGTGTTGACATTGTTGGATTGAATTCCACTGGAGAAGGTTGCTCCTGTGTTGGATGCTGTGCAATGTATTATGGTTGCTCTGGATCTGGAGTCGGTCTTAACAGCGCAACTGGTGCTCCTGGTCTGCCTGGTGCATATGGAAACATGTGTAATTCCTATTGCAGACATTGGAACTATCACTATGTTCCCTATCCTGGTGGTCTTGTTAACCAGTGTGGTGGATACGTTGTTATTCAGAACTGTGGTAACGAGTGCTGCTTCTGTGCTCTTCGGATGAAGGCAGGTGGTTCAGTTGCGTTCGGTGGTCCTGGAAGTGGACTTGATAGTGCTGGATATGTACCTGGTCTGGGTGGTATGACCGCTCAAGTTTGTGGTGGTCCATGCTGCTGTGGATCGACTGGACATGGTGGGGCTGCTCGGATTACCGTATATTACGATTGATAATATCGGTCTAAATAAGATTGAGTTGAGTTCTTTAGTATTCTATAATGGCAAAATGGATTAAAGAGACATTTCCTTTGGAAATGCCCGACTACCCCATGTCTCACGAAAGAACAAAGGGACATGTAGCAGACTGGGAGTATGAAGGTCCAAGAAGAGTAGCGGTTTACATTTACAAAGATAACAATGTTGTTGCATGGAATCATTCTTATCAGCCCCTATCTGACAAGAAAGATCCAGAGTTTCAAAAAGAGCAATGGGAATTTTTAGAAATTCATGCTGGAGTTGATAAGTATCCAGTAGAGTTGACCTTTGAAAAGGATCCTCTTCTTCTCGCTGCCTTTGTTCAGTGTGGAGTTCTTGAAGAAGAAGTGCCATTGCAAAAAGAATATTACTGGGATGGTAGAGAAGAGATTCATCCCACAGATAAGAAATGGTATAGCGAAGAAAATGGGGTAGGTAGAATTGAGAAAGAAAGGGACTGGATGTATGCCCATGCTTGGCCAATGCTCCCTAAAAATGTAATTGATATCTGGGAGGTACAATATGATCCAGAGAAAAAGGAATTTGTGAAACCATATCCCTGGAAAAAACCAACCATTACAACTCCTGAGTTTTTATATTATTATTATCATCTTATTGAGCAGATGAAAATGTATATTGAAGAAGAAGGTGTTGATTGGTTGCCAGATGAAACCAAAAAGTATGAAAACTATATCGAAGAGTTAGTTGCTCTTCAAGATAAATTTGAACCTTTCTTGGACAGACCTTGGATGATCGCACTTCCAAATGATCCAAGATATGATGAGGAAAACTTTAAAAAAGTTGAGAATTTTCCTATAATGGATGAAAGTGGATTCGGACCACTGAAAGTGACTCCAGAAAATCTTGCAGAGATGGCAAAGAAAGCTGAGCAAGAACCCCCTCAAGGATATTAGTCCTTGACCTAGACTACATAAACCAGTATAATTAAAACATTATTGTGCTTGACAATGACACAAAGATCCAAAGCATTTTTTCTTAATGGTGGAGCTGGACGAGTTCTTTGCTCCATTCCTGCATTTGAGAAACACCTAGAAGAATATCCAGAAGACGATTTTATTATTGTATGTGAGGGTGGCACTGACTTCTTCAAAGGTCATCCAAAATTATATTCCCGTGTCTATGATAATTGGCACAAAGATCTGTTCAGGACTCACATTCAACAGCGTGATATTGTCACGACTGAACCATATCGTGTTTGGGAATACTACAATCAGAAATGTAATCTGAGTCAGGCATTTGATATCAATATTAATAACAAGGGAGTTCGTGAACTCCCACCACCAACTCTTAAACTCAGCAGGTCTGAGTCTATCAATGGAAAGTTTTGTGTCGAAGAGGTCAAGCAAGTAACTGGTAAAGATAAAGTCGTTGTCTTCCAACCCTTTGGTCGTGGTTCTAATCCTGTAGGAAACTTTATTGTTGATGAAGGTGGTCGTAGTTTTGAGTATTCAAACATGATCAGCATCGTCCGTAAACTTCAGAAGAAGTATGCGGTCATCTACATGGGTGAGCATGAGATTAATTTCCAAGCAGAGTGTTCCGAACCTGTAGCATCTCCTCGTGGTGCTCCGCTCCGTGACTGGGGTGGCATCATTGCTGAAGCAGATGTCTTCCTTGGATGTGACTCTGTAGGACAGCACCTTGCTTATGCCGCTGACAAACCTGCTGTCGTGGTTGTCGGTGCCACTTGCAAGGAGAATATTTCTTATCCCGATGCACCTAAGTTTGAAGTTCTTGACATGGGTGAAGGTGCTAGAATCTATGATCCTATTCGTGTCACATTCGATGAAGTAACTCATCGTCAGAACGATGGCATCATGGCAATGAATGGTAAAATTGAAGATGTTATCGTTGATAATGTCACAAAGATGATGAATAAGTATTGGAAGAAAAGGACAGACGTTGTTGTTCTTCCCAATCAAGAAGACGCTAGTAAGTCATCTTGTTTCAAGGGCAAGAAGATGGAATCATTCACCCCTGCACCAGAGGGAAGTGCCATTTTTATGAATCCCAATGATAAATCATCTAAAAATAAAAAAGGTTTTGCAGAAATGATTGAAAGTGAGGTCAAGAAATGATTATCGTAGCATGTGCCCGTGGACATAATGCCAGCACCACTCTGTTGGTAGATGGCAAGGTCATCTTCTATGTTGAAGAAGAGCGTCTATCAAAGATGAAGCATGATGGATCTCCTCTGCTTGGTTTGATGAAGGTGTTTGACTATGTTGATCATATTGATCATCTGGTTGTCTGTCATACTCACCGTCACGGTCCTCAACTTGATTGGACTGGTGAGGGATTGTATGAAGGTCTGATTCGTAAACTTGCCCGTAAGAAGTTTGAATTTGGAGTTCATCACATTGACATGATTCACCACAAGATGCACGCTGCATGTGGTTTCTACAATTCTGGTTTTAAATCTGCTGCTTGTGTCATTGCTGATGGTGCTGGTAGTTTCCTGTCTCAACCTAGTATTACTCAAGATGTTCTGTATGAGTTTGAGACCATCTACAAGGCAGGTCATCCCACTCAATTTGATCAAGTCTATAAGCACATTGGTACAAAAGATGCCATTGGTATTCTTCATGAAGACAGTAGTGAGAATCCAAATTTGTATGTGACTGAGTATCCTGGTCATACCAAACTGTATGAAGCAATCACTGAGTATTGTGGTTTCCCTTCTATTGAAGCAGGTAAAACTATGGGTCTTGCTCCCTATGGTAAACCCAATTCCGAACTACCTGAATTGATTCGTGATGGTTGGGTAAATCGTGATGTTATTATCCCCACCTATCCCAATGGTGCCAAGGTTAATGCCGAACGTTATCCTATTCTTGCAGAGGATATGCTGGATCACCGTCCTGGTGAGTACACACAAATCCAGAAAGACATGGCATACGCTGTTCAGGAAGCAACTGAGAATCGCATGATGGAACTCATCGAGAAGGCAGTTGAGATTACTGGTGAGAAAAACATTGTTATCTGTGGTGGATATGGTCTTAACTGTGTTGCTAACTGGAAGTATTGGAAACGTTTCCCTGACCTGAACATCTACTGCGAACCCATCTCTCATGATGGTGGCACTTCTATTGGTGGTGCTAAGTTCGTCTATGCTAACTTGCTTGAGCAAGAGAGTGAAGAGGTGCCTGATATGAGTCAAACTGATGTGTATTATGGACCACAGTATGATCCTGCTACTTATGAAGACTCTCTAGAGGGTCTAGAAACCTCTGAGACGAACGCAAATGATGTTGCCCAACTAATCCGTGACGGAAACATTGTAACCATCTTTCAGGGTCGTTCTGAGGGGGGTCCCCGTGCTCTGGGCAATCGTTCTATTCTGTTCGATCCCACCGTCCCCGATGGTAAGGACATTGTGAACGTTGTAAAACGTCGTGAGTTCTTCCGTCCGTTTGCTGGTTCTATGCTGGCAGAGGAAGCGCACGAGTGGTTTGATCTTGCTGGTCGTGATGAGACTCCTCACATGATGTATGCCTGTGAGTGTCTGCCTGGTGTAGAAGAGAAAGTACCCTCTATCATTCATGAAGATGGCACTTGTCGTATCCAGACTGTCACTAAAGAACAGAACCCTGCTTACTACGAACTGATCTCTGCATTTAAGGAGTTGAGTGGTGTACCTATTCTGTTTAATACTAGCTTCAATCTTGGTGGAGACGCTCTTGTAGAAACACTTGAAGATGCTGTAGATACTTTGAAGAAGAGTTCTATTGAATACATGTATCTCCCAGAGATTGGTAAACTGGTGAAAGTTCCCAATGATTAAATATACTGGTCAATGACCAACTCAACGATGAAATATGTTTTCGTCAACGGCACATTCGATGTACTTCATCGTGGACATGTAGAACTATTGAAACACGCTAAGGATCAGGGTGATATTTTAATAGTTGCTATTGATTCTGACGAGAGAGTTAAGTCTTTGAAAGGACCCTCTCGTCCTATCTACACCGATAAAGAACGAAAGTATATGCTAGAGCACCTTGATCCAGTAGATCAGGTGTTCATCTTTGACTCACCCGAAGAGTTAGAAAAACTAGTAGAAGTGATTAAACCTGCTATAATGATCGTAGGATCTGACTGGAAAGGTAGGAAAGTTATTGGTAGTGAACATGCTAAGTCCCTTAAGTTCTTTGACCGCATCGAAGGTTACTCATCCACAGAAATCATTCAGCGTGTTACTTCTGGGGGAGACGTGTGAGGATCAGTATGTCTACGGTAAGATTGAAAGACTGAACCCAGAGTCTAGTGCTCCTGTTCTTCGGTACACAAGAAGAGAAATTCGGCAGGGTATGTCTGCCAATGTTCTAGAGAACCTTAAGTCTTTTGGGGTCAATGTTATTCATAGAACTAATGCAGAGAAGATTGTAAAGACTAGGTATATTGATGAGAGATACAATCAACATCTTCTTAGGATGGACATTGAGGATAAGGTTAGACCTTTCTTAGATGTCCTTCCACCACAAACATTTGATGCTATTGTCATCTCTGATTATGATAAAGGGTTTCTAACCTTTGATAAGATCCTGCAGATTGCTGAGACATACACTTGCCCCATCTTTATCGATAGTAAGAAGAGAGTTCTTCCAGAGAGAGAAGAGTGTTTTATCAAGATAAACCTGAGAGAATATCAAAGACTTCAAGTAAAACTTGATAATCTTATCGTTACTCTTGGTGAGAAGGGTGCAATCTATAAGGGTGAAAGGTATCCCACTGATAAAGTTTCTATCTCAGATTTGGTAGGTGCTGGTGATACTTTTCTTGCTGCGTTGACATACGATTACCTCTATACAAAAGACATTTCTCATGCTATTATGTTTGCGAACAAAGCAGCAGCGATTGCTGTTCAGCATCAAGGAACTTACGTCCTAAGTGAGGAGGACGTAGAATATTTAAATCAATTGAATCTTGAGGTAAAATGAGATATGTAGTAGACATTGATGGAACCATTTGCATTCCTGGTACAACTGAGGAGACCAGATATACTGAAGCACATCCCATACAAAAAAGAATTGATAAGATCAACTCTTTGTATGACAAGGGCAATCACATCGTTTATTTGACTGCCAGAGGTATGGGTAGATTCAAGAACTCTAGAATGTTAGCCTATCAAGAGTTCTATAACTTTACATATAACCAACTGAAAGAATGGGGTTGTAAGTTTCATGAACTTCATATGGGTAAACCAGCAGGTGATTATTACATAGACGACAAGGGGATCAACGATGGATTATTTTTTCAGTGACAATAGTGGTGAGCACAATAGATTTGTTGAGGTAATTCCTAATGCTGTTTCTCAAAAGTCTTTAAGTCTCATTGAAAGATATGCAAAGACGCAAAGTTTTTTTGACGCTAGTACAGTTAACTCAGAGAACTTATCCGATGAAAATGAAATAGACATTAGATCTACACTGATGTGTTGGTTTTGTGATGGTAAGAAAGTTCCTGATGAAGTGATGCCAGTTTATGAAGAGTTAACATCTCTTTCAAGACGTGTCAATGATGCACTTTGGAAGTATAATATTGAAGGATGGGAACCATTTCAGTATGGTGAATACAGAGCAGATAAAAATGGTCATTACACATGGCACATTGATACATCTGCCAGATATAATGGTGGTCATGTCAGGAAACTGAGTTTTTCTTTAGGTTTATCACACCGTCATGCATATGATGGTGGTGTATTGGAGATCAAGTATGGTTGCAAACCATTCGAGTACAAGATTGGTAAGGGTGACATGGTTGTCTTTCCATCATTCCTCCTACATAGAGTAACACCTGTTACTAAGGGAGTTCGCAAAACTTTAGTCGGATGGGGAAGAGGTCCTAATTTCGTATGACATACAGAGCTGCTGAACCAATTAAGTTTGTTCCCAAGGGATGGGGATATGAAAAGTGGATTGTAAATTGCGACAGATATTGTGGCAAGATCCTTCACATTGTTCAGGGGAAGAAATGCTCATGGCACTATCATCAACTGAAGGATGAGGTATTCTATGTTCAGAAAGGTGCCATTGAGTTATCATATTCGTTCAATGATAATCTTGAAATAGCTGACATTAGAATCTTGACAGAGGGTGATAAGTTCCATGTGCCAGCAGGAATGCGTCACCGTATGCAAGCGTTAAAAGATACTGAGTTGTTTGAATTCTCAACTCAGCACTTTGATGAAGATAGCTACAGACTCATAGCTGGAGATACTCTGGAATCGTGATGTAGGGATAGTCTCTCATCCAACTCATGTTGGCACAAGTATAGTCTTGATACTTTCCTTTCAGGTGGTCTGGGAACGGTACATACCGTATCTCACCACCTTCTTTTTTCGCTACTTGCTCAGCAACATATTGGAAATTTACAGGGTGTCCAGTGCCAAGATCATAGATGCCACTGGGTTTGTTATTATTAAGTGCGAGACGAACAACATCCTTGACACAGATAAAGTCACGATAGAATCTATCAGAACCCTCAAATAGATTGAGGTATCCTTGCTTTCTAATCTGCCAGGTGAACTTACTTACAGGACTTGCTTGGTCACCCTTGTGTTCTTCTCCATCACCATAGACATTGAAGTATCTGAATCCCTGAATCTTTCTGAACTTATCAATGTTATCTTGAACCCAATAATCTACGGTTGCTTTCGAGAGAGCGTAGTAGTTTAGTGGATTGATTGACGCATCTTTTTTGTTGCCATAAACAGATGCAGATGACGCATAGATTACAGGGATATCATATTCAATTGCCTTCTCAAATAGTTTAATTGAGAAGTCAACGTTGTACTTGTGAATTTTATTAATATCTTTTTCTACAGTGCTAGAGATAGCACCTTGATGAATGATTAGATGTACTTTCTTCCAGTCTTGAAACTGCTCAAGGAACTCGAAGCAGTGACTCATCTCAACACGGTAAAGATTCTGATGCCAAAGGGTTTGTGTGAACTCTTTCCCAATGAATCCTTGATAACCAGTGACGACAATCATACACTTTTTTCTTCTATTCATTATATCACATAAATATCTAGACGAGCATTTTGAAGGAATAACGTGGCTTTCGGTAAGTTAGGATCTTTAGTTACCACTGATGCGAATAAAGGAAATGCAGTTGGAATCTTCACAGCATCCTCGTCAACAGCCGTAACGGTTTATGTAAACAATAACACCAACGAAGGCACCAGATACTCCATTGGTGTCTCAACTAGTGCAGCTGATATTCAAAACAAAGAATACTTTCGTAAAGATAATTACATTAATCCCTTAGAAGTAGTAGATGTTGAGAAGTTATATGTAGAGAACGGAGAGACCCTTGTAGTTTCTGCTCGCAAAGCGGGAGTTTCCTTTAACGTTCTTGGAACTGGTGGTGGTGCAGATGGTAGAGTTGAATCTCTCATCACCACAGAAACCACAGCAGGTAGTCTTCTAACTTTAACTACCGCATCTGCTAGCACTAATTACAGTCTTGGTATTAACAACCAAGGGTATGAACCAGCTAAGATTTGGGTTGGCATAGCAGATGAAAATGGTGATCTGAATAATGGTTGGGTTATCTTTGCTCAAGCATTATCTGTCGGAGCGAACTTCACGATTACCGATCTCATTCTTGCCGAAAATCAGAGCATCATTGTTAAGGCATCTAAGAAAGATGTAAGTTTCACTCCTCTTGCTGGTTCACCCTCTGCTGGAGGTGGTGGAGGAGGAGCCAGTGGTGTCTGGGAGACCACTAGCGCAGGTATTAATACATCATCTAATGTTGGTATTGCCACAACAAATCCACAGACAACACTCCAGATTGGAGCAGTGCATGGTGTAACAGTTGGTAATGGATATTGGACTGCTGTTGCTGGAGTCGCTGAAAATATTGATACTTTCAACCAACTTGATTATGACTTTAAGTTTGCTGAATATACATTACATTTCCAAGAGGATGAGAATACTCAAGCTCAAAAAGCGATGATCATCAAACATACTTCTGGAGTTTCTATTCAAGAATATGCTATCATGAGTGATAATGATTTAATCGTATCAATTGGTGCCACTATAGAGAGTGGCATTGTTAAACTTCAAGCCACACCAGAACTAGGAATAAGTGGTGTAACAACCTACAGATTTGTAAGAAACACAATGCTTTGATATGAAGTATACAATCAAAGTTACCAGACCAGAATACTGGCAAGAGATTCACGACACACTGTGTCAGAGAGGATCACCTGACATCCGTATTCCTCAGAGAGAAGTTGAATGCTGCGACGAGAAAGAACATAGTCCTACGAGAGGAACCTTTGAACTTGAATCTGATGAAGTAGAGTTACTGAAAACTCATGAAAAAGTTGAGTGGATTGAGTTGTGTCCTACTTGTAACCCAGATGCTTATCCAAAACCAGAACCAGCAACAGCTAGATTTGGATCAAACGTAAAGATATACAGAGACCTTGACATCTATGGACCACCATCTCTCGCTTCTGGTGGTAGTGGTAGTCCTCAATCTTATACACAGACAGTAACAGGAGCAGTTTCTCCAGACTATTACATTATCTCTGGCACTGATAGAAATGGTAGTGTCAGTGGAAATGATCCATCCATGACATTTACTGTTGGTGATACCATCACCTTCAATATGTCCGCTATCTATCCCTCACACCCATTAGATATTAGAGTATCCTTAGGTGGTGCCTCTGCTAGTGGTGTTACAGGTAGTGGCACAGCATCTGTTGTTTGGGATACCACTGGACTTTCAGCAGGTACATACTATTATCAGTGTACTGTCCATCCTAACATGTATGGTGCAATCACTCTTGATGCGTTTGATCCTGGTGAGTTAAACAGAACAACTTGGGCTCTTCCCAGAACTGGTATTCAAACGAATGGTGATTTCTGGGCAGGAGTAACTGGCAATCCACCAGTAAAGTTTGGTGATGTAACTTACACTCTGACTGGTGCAAACGTTGATATTGTTATTCATGACTCTGGTGTATCTCAATACCATCCAGAGTTTATAAAAAGCGATGGTACATCTAGAGTAAGTGATATTGTTCTGGATGGTCCGTATTATATTGATCCAGACTACTTTAATACTAATGGGTTCACATATACGAAACCAGATGGTAGAACTGGAATCACCACAGCATCTGCAGAGGCATGGTGGGAGAACGGTGCTAATAGATCTGCTGAGTTTGCATCTATTGGAACGGTATCTATTCCTGCCACTTACACCGCTGCTAGAGCAGTGGGAGATAGATTAGATGGTGTTAATAGTTTAACCAGTAGTCACGGCACTGCCTGTGCTTCTCTTGCTGCTGGTAAGACTTATGGACTGGCATTTGAAGCAAACATTTGGAATCTTCCTGGTATTTCTGACAATGTTGGTATGGGAATTGAAGCTAACTATGATTTGTTGAAGATCTTCCATAAGTATAAACCAGTAAACTCCGAAACTGGTGTTAAGAATCCCACGGTTGCAAATGGTAGTTGGGGGTATCAAGCAGCATTCTATGGTGGTAGTGTAGTAAGTTATAAGTTCAGGGAAACAACAGGAACATTTAATGGGAATGCTGCGACTACAGATTTAGTCACGGCAATGAAGAATGGTCTGAATAATCAAGTCTTGTTTGCTTATAAATCCTGGTCAACCTCATCTCGTTCTAACTCAACGGACACTGCTGCTGATGAGATGATGGCAGAAGGAGTCATCTATGTGGCAGCAGCAGGTAATAATAATCAGAGACTGGGAATTGGTGCTACCGATCCAGATCGTTTGAATTATATGTCTGACAATTATTTTGGAACTACGGATCCCAGGGCAGAGTTTCCTACGGGAACCGTGCCATGTAATCACAGAGACTGGATGAATCCTCAAGGGATTGGATTTGATAGTGGAACTGACTTCCATCCAGTCATTTGTGTCGGTGCAATGGATGAATTTATTCTTTCTGATTACAGAGAGAGGCAGGCATCTTATTCTAATAATGGTCCTGGTATCGATCTCTGGGCACCTGCTGATGAAACTCTTGCTGCTACATCAAGCGGACGTAATCAAAACTATCAGAGACAAGATGATACTCGGTTCTATGATAGATCTTTCAACGGAACCAGTGCTGCTGCTCCTGTTGCAGCAGGTCTCATAGCTTTATACATGGAGTCTAGACCATCATCTACTTCTTTAGACGTGAAAACTTGGTTAAATAGTCACGCAACTCAAGAAGTTGGAACAGCTCTTTATCAAGATGATGATGCTGATGAGAACAATACTGCGTACTGGACTGGTTCCTATAATTTGAGGGGTGCCAGCACGAGGATTGCATACAATCCATATACAGTCACTCCACCAGATCCTGATCCAGATCCCGACCCAGATCCTGATCCAGATCCAGATCCTGATCCACCAGCAGCGTTAGATAATAATGTGTTACTTGCGTTTCAAGGTGTTGCAATGACTGGTATTACTATCTCAAGATAAATATTCAATAAAGAACTGTCATGGCAGAAAAGGGTTTTGGTGCAAAGAAAATCAATCTTATCGGTGTCAGTGGTACACCGAAGATTGATAGTGTTAACAACTTAAACATCAACGCTGTTGAAGTCGCAATCAGCACCGATGTTTCTATCGGTGGTACAGTTAAGTCTGACTTGAAAGTCGGGGCAGGATATTCCTTTAGAGTAGGAACTGCTATCACAATCACTGCTCAGGGTAATCTTCAAACGATCGGAGTTGTCACTGCTGCTCAATTTGTTGGTGATGGTTCTGGTCTAACCAACATTACTGGTGTTGGTGGTGGTATTGAGGTAAAAGATAATGGAGTTGTCGTTGGAACAGCAGGAACCGTTAACTTTGGTGAGAACTTAGATGTAAGTCCTGTCTCTGGTGCTGCAGTAACAATCACGGCACCTGCTAGAACAATCTATCAAGAAAGTTATAGTGGGATTAATCCAATCGTATCTACTGGATCAAGTATTACTATTGGTTCCACAAGTAATGCTTCTGGTTCGTTCTACGTTTCTGCTGCATCAACACCAGGAAGTAACTCTGTGGGTCACAACGGTGACATTTGGTATTACACAGGTAATTAATTATGCCCAATCTTTATGTAAATGATGATGGGAACTGGGTGACTCCGACTCAGTTGTATATCAAAGATGATGGTGTATGGAAAGCATCGAACCAAGTTTATATCAAACGAGAAGATGCTTGGACTCTGGTGCATGAGAATGATCGTACTGAATGGCTTCTCCTTATAGGAGATAACACTAACATATTCAGAAATAGCAGCAGTTATCTGTCACTCAATATTGATAGTAACGGTGATTACATTGTTTGTGCAGTAAGATATCTAAATGCAGCTGTAACCACAGCTGTCTATGTCACGAAGATGACCAAACTTGGTAAAATAATTTGGGAGAAAGCCTTTAATGGGGGAACAACTGATGATGTATCTAATAGAATTGAAGGTGTAAATTTAGATGATAGTGATAACATCTATATCGCTGGGACAATTAATAGATCTGGTGTCTATAACCAATGTGGATTTCTTACTAAACTAAACTCTAGTGGTGAAAAACAATGGCAGACACGTTGGGCTTATCCAAATGATACTAATGGAAGTGACTTTGCTAATGATGTAAATTTCAATGCTAGTGGAAACGTTGTGATGGGTGGAAAAGCAGACTATCCACGACCATATCCACCAGGTGGTATTCATAGAGGATCTTCATATACCTTTGATGCATCTGATGGCACAAGAAATACTAGTCATGCATTTAATGGTGGTCCATCAGGACTTGCCAGTCTCAGATTTGGAGAGATTGCAAAGTTAGGAACTCACTTTTACATGCAGACATCTGGAGGAGTTACTTTCACTCCAAACGTCGGACAACGTGGATACTCAGCCATTATTAAGACTGGACTAG